ATTTGCGATTGATCCAGCTGTGGTGTTTACATTGGCAATATTTGTCGCAACAGTTGTAATTGAACTTAGGTTAGCGGCAAGCGTATTGATATTGTTTACAAGGGTTTGCGCATCTGCATCTGAAAGAAGTGATAACTTTGCGGATCGATCCACATCAACTTTGAGTTGTTGCGTAAGAATGGTTAATCGATCCAGCGCATCATTTATAACGCTTGGGTAAAACCCACCTTGATTAGTTAAATCGACAGACTGGAGGTAATCCACCTCCGATGTAATGACCATTGTTTCCCCGGACGGCAGCGCCGTGTCGAGCGTAATTGAGCCCCCGGGTGATGAATCTTGATCAGCATTAAGTGCAACAGTATAGTCATTAGCCGATATAGTTGATTCAACTCCAGCAGAGGTTGCTTTTGTTACCAGTAATTCGCTAGATGAAAATACTTTAAAAGCAAATGCAAATGCCGTCGTTGACCCATTACCTGAATAAATGGCCGTTTTGCGGGTTTCCGATTGTATGGTCATAACTTACCTTTATATTGTTTCAATTAAACGTCTTTTTTTAAAAATAGGTGTACACCTATCTATTCGCCTTGATAGCCAAAAAACACCGCTGCCGGGTTATCTGTATCACCCTCGATATAGGCTGTTGTACCTTTAATTGTTCTGTTTATTTGCGCGCCAGGTAGCCCAGTTAATGAGCTGGTCAAGCTAATGCCTGAACGCACAAACGCTTCATCTATCTCACCCTGACTTGCTTGATTTATAAATTTGGCCGAATCACCAATTACTCGAGTTCCCGACGGGCCACCGTAGCCACCAAACCAGTTACCTGTTATTGCCGCTTTAACTGGATAGCCAAGCTCTCGGAAAAATACAAACATATTTAACCAATACGCTGCGTATTCACCCGCCAACTTACGCGCAAATGCTTCAGGGTTATCAGGGTCATATTCCTCAAGCTCACCCGGTGTGAATGAGTTTTTAAGTATTTGCTCGGCGATTACTGGCAACATCAAAACCAATGTGTAATTCCACAGCTTTTTCATCTTCGACGCTTCACTCATATTTTTAGTTGCGATGAGCATATTGAGCTGCGTGTTTGCGTAGTTATAAAAAACTGTAAATAATTTCTGTGATGCACCCCCGCGCTCGATTTGGGATAAATCCATGATTTCACCAGAGCCTTGCGTGTCTTTAATAATTTGGTCTGCAACACCTCGCGATAACTCGTGATCTCCGCTTTTAGCCATGTGCTGCCGATACGCCGCGTTCCAAGACATCACATCGACAGTTTGCTGTACTTGCAGCATTAGGAAATACGTGGCTGCTTGGAGGGTACGCGTGACTTTAGTCTTTCCCTCAACCACATTCATGACCTCTCGCAATTCTCTAAATCGCGTTTTAGATCGCGTGCGCATAAACGAGCTTAATTCTTTGACGTCACGCGTTGCGCGAATCGGATTAGCAACAAAGCGAATTAACTCAGGTAATAGGTATTTCGGACTGACACGCGTCATGGTTCCTAATACACCAGTCGTTTGCAGGATCGAGTTCATAATGTTCATGCCAAGACCCGCTGCGGATACACCTCGACGCAACATACCAAACATCCAATCAATTCCATTGGTGCTGACATAACCGCGCGCAATGTCTTCGCGCCAACGCATAATTTGCTCATGCGCTTCGCGCCCGTAATTTTTGAATATAGCGTCAGCGACTGGGCCTTTAGCCATCACCTTATTGAAATCGATTAGCCATTCGCGCCAGGCTAAATCGTGAATGACATCGCTCACGCCGGTAAACAAACCATTAAGGTTTAACAATAATGGTCGGCCTTGAATCTCACCTTCATATCGAGATTTAGTAAAACTACGTCTGGTCGTTTGAACTGATCGGCCAGTCGCCATTTGCTGTTTGGCTTGCTCTTTAGCATCTTGATCTGACGCTTGAACACTGGCCTCTGGGTCATAGATTACCGGGTAATAACCACCGTCTAATTGAATTGTTTTACCGTCAAGCGTTTGAATCTCAAATGGCATTGGTACAATCCAATCAGGCTCTTTACCCTCAATGCGCTTCATTTGCGCACCGACCTTTGGCCGCCAAGAATCGAGATACGTCCACACGTTTTGGACTGCTTGCCAATCAGCTTCACTCAACGCTTCAGCAAATAAACTGCGCAGCTGCGCTTCAGAAAGATTGTTATTTAAAGTCAATCGACTGATATTTGACTCGTTACCAAAATTGAGCGCCATGACGACAATTTCTTCATAGGTAAGTGATTGTTGTACAGACTCCCAATAACGTACCTTTTGCATACCACCAAAGCGCTTGGCGTTTTTAAACATAGGCGCCATGATTTTTAATAATCGTTCTGTCGATAATGCGCGCTGGTTAGTTTCATACGCACTTTTATCTGTCGCCGTTTTAATTAAAAACTGAAACATTGGCCCACCATCAATACCACCATCCATCATGAACGCCAAAGTGCTTACGCGAACGTGACTCATAGAAAACCGTTTAGCTAAACGCTTTGCTCGGCCTCTGAAATTAACTGGTGTTTTATTCGAAGGTTTACGCCCACTGCCAAATTTGTTAATGACATCTGTAAGAATGCTTTTTTGCTCGTCAACTCGACGCGTTGCTTGTGCGCCGTATAACTGATTTTTAAATTTGCCGATGTGCTCAATTTGTTTAACGGTTTCATACAACTCGTTAAATTCATCAAACGTTAAATCGTAATGGCTTTTTCGCACACCTTCTTGGGCAAAGCCACTAAGCATTGTGGCTTTTTGCGCGTCATCCATATCTGGATTTTTCAATAATGCAGCCGCGTACAACGCTCTTTGCTCTTCGGTCAGAAATAGGTCAAGCGCAACATCTGGAATGACGTCTTGGTCGAGTTGACCAATGATATATTGAGCGAACGCCGATTTGCGATCAGCGGATATAACTGATTGTGTCGATAGATCAAAGCGTGACAGCACATCTAAAATTGCATCAAGATACTCTGGCGCGAGGCGCTTTGCGGCGCCAGGCTTATTGAAGCCAGCAAAATACTTCAACGCTTTATCGATCATGTCTCGAGCTTTGTAACCTTGCTCAGATAATTGAGTCGACAGCAATTGATTCATTTTTTCGACGTAAGCCTGCTCGTTGTCCCCATTCTTTAATGCTTTTCGCGCAGCGCGCGCCGCTCTTGCGGCAGCGTTAAACGCGTTTCGCGGTTTGATGTTGCGAATTTTTTGTCTGCTCAACGTAGCTGCCGCTTGCATTTTCGCCGCTTGGTACGCCACTTTAACTTTGCCAAGCGCTGTACCTAAGATATTCAACTCAGTATTTACAAATCGAGTGCGTGCGACATTTGCTAACGCTCTATCTGCTGCGGCCTCAATCGACTGCTGGTCAGACAATTCAGCATATTGCTCAATCATGCGCTGATCTACTAAAGCGTTAACTGCGTCAGTGATATTGTCAGCTTTTAGAATGTCGTTTACGAATACCTCTGCGCTTGCAAACCCAAATCGATCGGCCAACATTTGCACGCTCAAACCGTTTCGCGCGGTCATACCCATTGCTTTGAGTTTGTCGGCTTTTTCAGTACCGACCATATCTGCTAAGTAATCGTAATCTAATCGGCCAGACTCGAGCGCTGAAGGATTGACCACCTGGTCACCTGGCTGCGCGTCATAATTTAGAAAATTATAATTTACGCCGCTGCTATAAACCGCCTCACCTGATGTGTGACTGAACATAAACTTTTCTTCTAAGTCAGTGATATCAGCTTTACCGTTCTCATCACGCTCGAGGTACCCGTATTCAGCCAGCAATTCGACCATCGCGTCTGGTGTTAATCCACCGCGCACACGTACAACTGGTTTTCTTTTGAAAACTTCGCTTTTATCCTCTGGGTCGTAACCCCATTCACTGACAATTGCTTTTTTGTTTAGGCCGCCTAGCTTTGCAATAGCGACCATTAGCGTATCTATTTCGTAATCAACTGCCCCATCTTTAGATACTGGTGGTGGATCGAGCTGATCGATCTTATCCTCGGGTCTAACTTTATTGGTGAGGAATTGCCAAGCTTGGTAAACAGGCTCTGCCAATATATCCAAACGCGCGCTCGAGCGAATGTGTCGACGTTTTTCACGCGCTTGACGTTGCAAAGTTCTGATCTTTTTTGCCCGGGCGTTACTGAGGTATTTCAGATCACGCAAAGATTTTTCGTCCAAATTTTGTACTGCTTCAGCACGCGCCTCTTCGTTCATTTCAAGATACGCTGCATAACCCTCTTCACTCATTCCCGCTTCTTCAGCTGACTCGAACAATGGCAGCATCGAGCGCGCCTCCGTTACGAGCTTGATTTCCTCATCGGTAGCCAGCATCCGATCAAAAATGCCGCGCACTTCATCGCTTAAATCTCCGGCCTCTGGGTTTTGCTCAAGATATGCCTTAAGTGTTTGATACACACTCTTCATAAACTCTTTAAATCTTTGGAATACACGCTGTAATTCAATGCTAGGTGACTTACCTTCAAACGCGTAACGCTCCCAAGACTCAGCAAACTTTTCGTGATAAAAACGTTTTTCTTCGAATGGCAAACCATCGAACTGTAGGATTTGCTCATTGATTGGCCCACTGATACCCAGATGGGTAAACAACACATTCATGTCATTCAAAAATTTAGATTGTGTTTCGTTCAAAGTCTCGAGCGCTAAGAGCCGCTTGATCGAGTTCATGTTGTTCTCAAAGAACAAATGACCCACTTCATGAATCATGGTCGACGCATCGGCGTTTCTTAATAACGTGATAGTCAATGTTCGCGGATCAAACGCGCCACGATTTACTTCAGCTGGTGAGCTTTGCGGATAAAACTCTGGCGCTTGAGTTTTTAAGTTATTACCCATAACGATAATTGGCGTCTCAGTAATGTCTTGCGTTTCTTCAGGCAATCTGACGCGCCGCTGCTCATCCGTTAGCAACATACGTTTTTGCGTGTTTCTCGCTTCGATTTCACCAAATAATCGGTCATAAATAATTTCTCGCAGACCCGCGTCGTCTTCGAGTTTTTTTAATACCCTATCGAGTTGTTGATTACCCGATATATGAGGGGCATAAACGGGCATTGCCTCTTCCATCGAATCAATTTGTTGTTCGAGACGCGCCTCTTGCTTTTTGTCCATTTGAGCGTTGAGGATATAAACATTGCGCAAAAACTCTTTAATAATTTTGTTTGGTGTAATGTCGGAATGCGTCTCATAAAAATCACGCGTATCTTGTGTGATAAACGGATCAATGAAATCTGCCATGTCAGCGGCCCACTCTCGAATCGCTCGATCTTTTTTAGGCTGCCGCAGGTTATTAATTGCATTACCTCGTGATTCTAACGCTCGACCTCTTTCGCGATTCTCTTGGTCAACACGATAGAGCTTATAAAATTCACCTAGAGCAAACAGATTGTTATACTTACGAATGTGTCGCCATACCCGACCTGGGTTGTCCCGAACGCTGTATTCTCTTAATTTTTGAACATCTGCGAAAAACTGACCCTGGACAATTCTCGCCCAGAGTTTATCGGCGCGCTCTTGGAGTGGTATCGAATCCTGTTTTAAGATGGATAACTCGGCTTTTGTGTCGTCAATCGTTGTAAGAAAATCGGGTATGAGTAATTCCATAAACGCTTGATAACTATTTCCTCCGCGTGCGAAATCCTCATACTCTTGAATGGCGTGCTGTATTTCGTGCAGCAATACGGTTTTCACCGTTTCATTCCCCATGTGAATATCGTTGATTGGACGCAAAGGTAAACGCGAATTGATTTCAATTTTCCCGCGCGGCGTTGAGCCCGTATAAATTAGAGGAAGTTGATTTGAACGATAAAGCCCTCCGACCCCTTCGCCCAAGTCCTTGACTTCAACGGGTACGGTTTTCAAAAACGGATATGCCGCAAATAATTCTGGATGATTAATCAACTCAGGAAGTAACGGGAATGGATCACCTGGAACTGGACTAAATATCGTGTCATGCAGCCTGGGCCCCTTTGGCGGCTTTTGTGTAGAGTCTCGGTCAAGCACTTCAGCGGCAAATTCGTCAAACCGAATAATGTGGCGCTCCAATGCTGGGCCATACGGAACGTTATCTGAAATCTCCCAGCGCCATTGTTGGTCTGGCCCAATTGTCCAGCCTGTCTCCTCGAGGATTCTTTGGCGTGGTGTTTCGGCCTCAAGCATTTCTTGCGCTTTGCCAAACGTTTGCATCGGCGCGTTTTTCGCCCTAACACCTGCGTATTGAAAATAGGCTTCTTGGGCGGCAATATTTTGTTCTGCCACCATAAGGTTAGATACCGCATCTTCATCCCAAATAACGAATACATCGCCGGTTTCGCGGTTCAATGTTACGTTGTTAGCTCTATGTCCTTTAATCCCCCACTGATTAAAAAACTGCGACGTAGCCCGGGCCGCTTCAGTATCTGAAATATGATCGAAGGGTTCTTGTTTAAGTACATTTGAATTTTTGTAATAGTATTGGAGCATTGTGTATAAATCTCCAAAACTTGTCTTTTCAGTAATTGTCCGACCTTTTTCTTTTTCGCGGACGTATACACCTGCAGGTAAGGCAGCAAACATATCGTCTATTTTGCTTTGCGCTGCGCCTTGATTATTCAGCGGTTCGTCAACGTTTGCCAAATCATTATCGTCAGGAATATCAACTTCAAAAATACGCGCTCGAGCAGCTTCGTTACCGTCGTTATCAATAGGGACAATATCGCTTGCTAATAACGCATCTCTAAACGCATTGCCAGTTTCGTAATCACGTCTCGCAAGTTCTTGTGGCTCTAACGCTAACGCTAAATCTTCGAGTACGTTATAAATACCCGGATCAAGAGTGTCGTCCGTCAAAAATTCACTGACCAATTTATCTTCAAACATTCCGTCAAAACCAGGAACGTTAATGCGCCAATCCACTTGCATTTTTTTACCGTCAGGTGATTTGGGAAGTCCGGCGTAAAATTCAGCCATTGCACGTGTGTTAGTAAAGTACAGTCCCCAGCCCATAGCCATGCCGTTTCCTGTAGAGCCAACTGCCGCTAAAGAAAATTCATCAAAGTCAGCGTTAGTTCCATGAAATGCGGTTTGGTTTAACTCTTCAACATTTTGCAACGGCTTCACTTGCTCATCTTTGAACGGCACATACGCTTGAGAGCCATCCTGTGCGGCATAACCAAAACTGTCATACCCGGCGTTTTCTACTTCTTGCCTCAATAATTCTGAGAACTGCTCATTGTTTTCAGCCTGCTCACGCAGCCTAGTCACATCATCTGCAACCAATACCCCCTGGTTAATTAGGTGTTGTGCCATCAGATCAGGGTCATTTATGGCATTGATAGGCGCCGTAAACGGATTCTGGACGCTTAAAACGTAAGTCGGCTGGGTCGTATCCCCTTCTGGAGCACTGTCGTCAGCTGGTTCAAAGCGCGTCGCCGTGTTTTCCTCAGAAATGCTGACCATCGGAATAACCGCACCTTGCTCATCAGCTGCTTGAGAATTACCAAACCAGGCCGTATCACTGTTGGATTGTTGATCGAACGTATGGCCAGTTGGGATTGCATCCGCAAATTGCGGTCGATTATTGTTGTAATACTCAAGTGGACTAATGCCCTCGACCTCGGCATTACGCATATAATGCTTGGCCATTATGAGTGCATGGATTTTTTGTTGTGACGTTGATGTGCGGTCGAGCGTACCCATTGAAGCCAGCAATCGCTTATAGATAATGGTTTGCATCGATTCATTACGCGTGCGTTTAGCGCCATCATTCGCTTGACGCGCCGCTGCGTCAGCTATCACCGGGTTGCCACCAGCGGTGTGTTCTCGAGCTTCAGCTAGAGTCATCGCCTCTGGTGACGTGCGCACGTTTTCCACAACTGTTTCCCAAGCTGATGTGTTTGAGAACTTCGCTAAAAATTCAGCGCGGGACATAACGATATCTACGCCGGTTTCATTTGCCGTAGCGATCTGCTCTTGAACACCCTCAGAAACCTCGATTGTCTCTCCGTTTTCTTGAGCTGTATTAATTGCTTGGTTATAAGATTCTGGCGAGAGTGAAACCGTATCATTTGGGTCGGTCAGCTCATTTAACACACTCTCGACTGCTGCTCGACCTGCCGGGCCTTCAACACCTAACGCCTCAGTTTCTGAAAGAATTTCAGCCGCTTCATTTAAACTTTGCGCATTATTTTCAGCCATAGACGCTTTGGCGTTCTCGAGCGCTGTGTATTTGCGACGTGTATTGTCAGCCATCAACGTTGCGGTAAGCGCCCCAATCGTGCCTGTTGGCCCTTCGCCGATCGCTTCAAACGCGACCTCACCCCAATTAATTGGCTTGCGTCCCACCACCAATTGCGCTGCGGTCTCACCACTACCGCCACCCACCATTTCGCCGCCAGTAGTTAAGGTGGCTGTTGACACAGCTGGTGCAATACGCCCGTCTTTAATGGCTTGCAAATCCCCGGGTGCGCGCGCACGGACAAAGTATCGCGACAATCCCGCTGTCATCAAATCAAACAAACCAATTGTGACGCCACGCTCAACCGCCTCTTCGCGAAACGCGGTCATATTGCCTTCATTTTCAAACAAGTCAGCCATGCTCAACGCGTCTTGTGTGTCATAGCCAAATTCAGTTGCAAGGCTATCGAGTGTGAATGAGTATTCTAGAAGACCACTGGTTAATCCCGCTAAGACAACAGGCGCTGCGACGGGGGAAACAATACCCAATACTGACGTTGCTAATACGGGTGAGCTTGCCGCAAAACTTTCTTGCAGCATTTCGAAAAACGAACCTGGGTTTTCAAAACTGGCGATAGCCCAATCGACTAAACCTTCAGCTTGCCCAATCTTTTGCATTCCCTCACGAATATCTGCGGGTACTGCATATTTTTCACCACGACGCGCTAATTGTGCATAACGCACGCCACGTCGAATTGACGCATTAAAATCAATTTGTTCATCTGCACTGCGACCCGCATTGAATCGATCAATTGCGGCTTTTTGTTGCTCGTAAATACCGCCGTAACCAAACTCCTGCGTGAGTGTTGACCATGCTTGTTCAGCGCCACTAAATCCCGTCGCAAAGGGTTGCCAAAATCCTTCGAACGCCGTGCGCGGCACCTCAGTCATCTGACCATATCCATCTGGATATTCAGCCTCGCGATCACGTCGATTTTGATTCGTTCTTAATCGAATGGCGTTAGCGTACTCACGCTTTGTTTTGGTATAGACCTCGTATGCTTTTTTATACCCGTATTTGGCAACCGGAAAATCTTCCTGCGTTGGCTCACGAAGAAAAGGCGTTAACTCCCCTTCGACATTTAGCAAAACGCCTTCGCGCCGCTTAATCCCTGGCGAATTCGATAGCGCAATAAACTTATCAATATCATTTTGAATAATGGACGCGTTGACTGGGTTGCGTGTAAACGCTTTGGCGACAGCTTGATTTTCATCTAATTGCTGATTACGCCGCGCTCGATTCAGTGCGACGTCCAACTCAGTGTTGCCAGGTAAAACTAAATTCGGGTTTAGTTTTAATTCAGTTGCGAGGTTGATTCTTTTAGCCGTGTCTTTCGCTGGCTGCAAATCATTCATCAAACTATGCGCTGTAGATGGCAGCAAACCATTACGTTCAAACTCATTAAAATTAAACGTTGGTTTTGGTTCGACTTTTGGCTTGTCGACTATCGAGGTGAAATCTATCGACCCATCACTTTTGCGCGGCAATCTACCCGTGTTTATTGGATTTACCATATTTATTGTTGCCTACTTCTTTTTAAAAGCGCATCCCAGATACGCAAATCCTCGGTTGAGGCGGTACCCCTATCGACGTTAAGACCGGCCAGCACTTCAGCATTCGATGGTTTTATATTTGGATAATTAACTTTCCAATCTGCAAAAAAGTCTTTTTTCCATTGGCCAGCATAAGCAAAATTGCTTTTTCTGTTGGCTGGTGTGAACGTCGCGTCTTGGCCAATTCCTGCTGGTATTTGACCTCTAAACGTTTCTTTAAATGTGCCGCCTGGCCCTCTCCATGTGCCTAACACAGCACCGGGTTCCAGTAATTTTTCAATTTTATCTGAGGATAATTCTTTAACTTTTAGTTCATCTTTAATTGACTCGATTAAACCGCGCGCCCAATTCTTAAATACAGCCGCTTCGCCTTTTTGATCTTGATCACTCATATCAAAGAGTTTGGCCGCAATGTTCGTAATGATTGAAGATTCAGCCGCTTGCAATTTGATATACGCCGGGTCGTTCATATCGTTTTGACGTTTGACCATCGCTTTGTATTCAGCGTCTGCCAAATGCGGTCGGTATAGGATCAGCTCTTCTGTTAAAAACAAAGCGGGATTTTGTTCTGCCATTGCATCCAAGTCAGTCCAAACATTCCAATCGGTTGTGACTGGTGGCTCTGTTGTCAAAAACGTGGCGTACTCTCTAATGAGTTTAAGTTTGTCTGGGCTGTGTTGGTTGATATTGGCCAATTCAGTTTGATCGACCTCGCTCATGTCACCGTTACTTTCAGTCAGTTGCCTTGTTACAGTTGTAACACTGGTATTTAAGTTACCTTGTATTTGGATTTTTTCCTGATTTGAAACTAGGTCAAGAGCGTTGATTGCTGCGGTAAGTTCACGCGCGTCCATGTTTTGGTCAAGCATCAACGTCGTTTTAATTTCAGCTACGTTCACATCAATTTGGTCTTGCGTGATTGGCCCATCACCCTGGATGTATTCTTGCCGCGTCATACTGGTGTACAAATCAACCCCTTTGTCGAAACCAGACTTAGCGAAGTACGCATTCTCGGCGGTTTCCCGCAAAGTCTTGCGCGTTGTAGGATCAATGATTTTGTCCCCATACTGATCTAAGAAATGAACACCATGTAATGGATACTCACGGATCATTTGGTTGGCGTAATCTACAAAAATCTCAGACTCCACCTGTCGAGCAGCCGCCTCTGCCGTATTTTCACCAGCGCCTAAATTAATTTGCTCATCAAACGCCGCTGACCTTGCGTCGGCTATAGCGTAAAAACCCTCCATTGCGATACCTGGCATAGCATTCCCATCCGCATCAAGATGGTTGAAATACTCAGGTTCCGCGTCAGACGGGACATCTGATTTAATATGCCCAGTTGGACTTAAAAACCCTACCGCGTTTTGTTGGCTCAACAGTGTGTGATTTTTAGCCTCTGTTTGCTCATAAAGCTGATGCTGTGCTGCCTCATGCACACTGATTGTTTGCGCGCCTGATAGCGCGTTCGCTTCTAGCCGCTCACGAATTGCAGCTTGCAATCTTGGCTCGACGTTTGCTACCAATTCCTCGATTCGCGTTTTCGACGCTTCCATATATTGAGTTGTGCTGCCAATCGCTTCTTTACCCGTTCTCATAGACAAATCACGGCGCGTGTCTATATTCCACGCGCCAAACTGATTGGATAAATCTAAGTACAGCGTTTGATCGCGTCGCGTGCGATTAGCAATGGCAAGTTTTGTAGCCGTTTGTGCAAAATTAGTCCCGGCTTTGAGTATCCCATCGCCTAAATTAGCTTGGGTGATACCCGCAACAGCGGGAGATTGCACAGCTCCAGTGCCTAATGTCGGAGCTGTGAATGTTGCTGGCCCAACGCTTTGCTCGTAGCTTGGTAGTTTTGGCATAATTTTTAACCCGTGAGTGTTGTATTACCGCCCAGTGCGCCCGTTTGCGCGTTTTTGAGGTAATACCAGTTTGATGCGACCGTACCAAGATCACCTAGTAATCCGCCCGCTGCAGCGCGCGTCGGAGACATCAGACTCGAGGCTTGCGCATACACATTTGCCGCCATATCAAAATTTGTGGCACCCATACGCACAGCACCTTCTTTGCCGACCGCGTCTTTTAATATCTCAATTGCGTCAAGTTCTTTCATTAAGTCACTTCGCGTCATTACATCGATCGCTGAAGCGCTGTCGAGCGCAATGCCGCTTGCGCCAAGACGCGCGCGTTGCAGCGCTTTAATGTCTCCAGCTCGCCGCGTAATTGCGCCAATTTTCCTTTGCCCCGCCATGCGAATACTGTCTGCTTGCAAATTGGCACTATCTCGATTGATTTGGGCCAGTTGGGACTGGTACGCGAGCTGTGATTGTTGCGCTTGAGCTTGATATCGTGTGCCAAGAAATTTACTACCCGCGCCGTACAACTGTGCGCCGAACGCTAATTTCTCTAAGCCGCCAGAGATATCACCACCAAAACTCCAATCTAAAAAATTCTGAAACTTACTCGTCGCCATAACTTATTTTCTCTATAAAAATATAATCAAGTAACCACTACCCACCTAACGTCACTTCACTGGTGACAGCCACAATCGTGATCGGCAATGGATCACTTTGGCGTACAAAAATCTGCCCTGAATCGTTCCAAGACGGGCTAATGGGCATACGCAACTCTTCAGTTTTTAATGCGGGTGGTGAGCCGTAAGTCTCAGTTGTTCGTTGTTTGAATTCAGTTAAATTGTTCTCATCTGGCCCAACAAAAATCCCTGAACTTTTAAACACGCGCAACGAGACTTGATTGATGTTTTTGTATCGCCCTTGACCGAACGCGTCGGTTTGTAATGTGATTGGTAGTGTTTCCATATCCGCCGTAATCGGTAGTCCGACTTGAACGATGCTTGCTGGTGAATTTAGTGCAATTGATCCGCTCGCTACCGTCTTTTGTGGGTGTACCGCACCGTCGGCCAAAATGTTTACAGTCTGCCCCTCGAGGTGCGTCAATCCACTTATTGAGTCTCGCGCAAACGACCAGGTAGTACGCGCGCTCGAGCGTAGACTTACTGGTATCGTTTTGTCGGTTCGTACTTGCGCAACTGTAGTGCTCGACGTGCTCTCAATCGTCAGTGTGTATTCAACACCGTCGGTATCGGTAATCACGATCGCGTCGCCTAAATCCGTGCCTACTGGATTTAAAAAAGTACCGACGGAGGCTGTTAGTGTTAATTGTTCAGCACTCGTATAGTTTGTACCGCCACTAATGGTCATCGTCGTACTGCCGGTATTTGTCCCGTTATACGTTGAACCACTATCTACAAAAAATGCGTCCTCGGGTGTATTGAAGTAACGCGGCTGCATTCGCTCAATGTATTGCACGGTTGCGCCGTTAATCACGCGTTTTACAACGACATACGCCACGTCATCATCCCCTTCGGCGACACAGCACACCGATTCATACGTTCCGTTCGTTGTATTGTGCTGATGCCAGGCGCCAACACCTTGCTCGGGCATATAAGTAAGACCTAATAGCGCGCCATCACTGCGTACAAACCACGCGATTGGATAAGGTGCTTTTGAGTACGCCATATCTTTAATCGTAAATTCGTCGAATAAATGTGGTGCGCGAACGCTCAAATCGCCGGTAATAAAACCACTGGCTTGCCAGTTGTACCCAAGCTCTCTGACATGACCGCCTCTCGCGGCTGCATAAATCAATGAGTTATTCACGATTTGCGGCTGCACGTTACTGGCGCCGATGTAACTTTGCGGCTTAACCGATATGGTTGACGGCGTAATAGCGTCTGAATTAAGTGACGTCACGCGCCACTCAGCGGCGGAAGTGAGCAGAATCATTTCTGTAAGTGGCACAACGTGCCTGATCGTATTCGCTTCGCGCGCGGCGACGCGAAATGAAATCCGATCATCATCAACGACCGGGATTCTAAAACTCATATCCGATTCTGTGCCGGATTTGGTCATCAATATATTTGAGGGTTCGTTATTAGTCCCTGCAAAAACGCGGCGCTGCTCAAAATAACTGACAGCTGCTGGGTAATTATTAGTTGAATTTAAGACCGAATCATAAATGGGCGGTGTCTGACCCATGTCAGGTGCAATGTTGTCGTCAATAATTGACGTAGTGGTGGTTTGTCCGATAAACCCGTAAATACCACCTTGTAATTTGTATACGTTGTACCGAGTCGCATCGGTAACCGCACTCCAGCTGATCGTGACAATGCCGCCTTGCTCAAGCAAATTACCGTCATCGTTTGCAGCGGTCGACGCAGAGGATTCGGAAACTTTATCCGCTGCGATTGAAGTCACCACATAACTGTAATTGTATTTGTCTGTGCTGTGACCTGACGCCGTTACTGTGGGTGTGCCAGGTGCCGCAATCGGCGTACCAAAACTTGGTGTGGTGAATGCCCAACTGGTCGCCCCCGAGCGGCGCAATTCTTTAGGCGCATAGCTTGGGTGTGTAATGGTCATCACATCGGCTGATTGGACGTAATGCAAATCTGGCAAATTCGCATGGCCATAAGGACTTGCAATTTCGTAGATTGCGCCACTATCTAATAACGTAGCGCCTTGCGTATGAAACCGAACGTATTGATGACCGAACTCGAGCACCATTGTTTGCGTGGTCGAGAACGTGAATGGAATGAGTCGGACTGTGTGTGCGCTGTTTTTAACCGTATTTACATACTTAGTACCGCCACGATTGCCTACTGGCCCATGCGGAAAAACGATAAAATTCTTGCACGTCGCCAAACCTGTTTGATATTTGACGTCATCGATTCGACCGTGAAATTCCGGTGTGACTTCGCCACCCGCAAAACTTCTTTGCAACACGCGCGTCGTTGTCATAACTACCTTATTATTTTGCCATCAAATAAAAACGGATTAACACTGCCTCGAACTTGCATAAATTCAGGTGTGTGTACCGGGGGATTAAGTTTCTCGTTAGCGTCTTGCCGAATCGCGCTTATTTGTGTCGCACGCCAGAATTCGTAACATCGTTTGGCCTCCGCTCGACCAGCATCGCCTTTAATAACGGTACCTGCGAGGTGGGATGCCAAAAACCAACCGAGCGCATCGATAAACAGCGGAGAGAATTTTGTCGTGTCGGTTACTAAAATTGTGTAGCGCGCGGTTGCTGTTTCTAAATTCGTTAATATAATTTCCGTGCCATCAGTGGTATTTGCTAATTCAAACTCAACACCATCATCTTCAGGTGAGCTGGCAGCCGGTAGTATGGTTAAAATGCGCAGCGCATTTGCGGGTCGCGCGTAAGCGTAACTCCAATTAAACGTATCAACCCCGCTTAACAGTGCCAGCGTTTCTCGACGGGTTGCAAAATTCCAATCATGTCCCTGGAGCATGGAATTTCGTGCGATTGGGTAGAACTGTGCGCAATGTTCAGCTTGACTTGAACCCTCGGGTGGATTGATCGACGCCACTGACGCATCATCACCCAAACGGCTAAGTGCTAAATTACAAATATCAACTTCACTGGCCATTTATAAAACCTTTAAAAAAATGGGGGCGCGTGGCCCCCATAAGTCCCTTAGAAGGAGTGGTACTGGGGGAAAATCTTTATGGTTGACCCTCGCCAAACCCGTACAAATCTGCGTCTCGTTTTGTCAGCTCGGAGAACGTGTTGACCTCAGATTCTGCTTTTAACTTGGGTTTTCGAGTCGACTTTTTCGGTTTTACATTTTCTTGTAAGACTTCCATGTATGTCGACGGCTTCAAACCCTGGGGGAGATAGAAAGTATCACCTGGTCGATGACGTCTTCCCGCTATAAAACAAGGCTCAAGAGTTTTGACGAGGGTCATGTGCTAACTACCTTTAGTTAACTGCGTCAGCGTATGCACGCCAAGCAGAAGGCTCTTGTGTGAGGAAGACGTTTACTTTCCCCGCAGTCAGTGCCGCTGTGCCTACGTTAGCCACAACACCTAAAAATTGCTCATAGTCATTGCCCTGCGGCAGTGCGATTACAGTTTTGTAACCAGCCACCAAAGTAGCTTTTGCAATTGCGCCGGTCGAGGCGTGATTTGTCGCTGACCCATCAACCGCAATGGCTGCTGCATTGTCTGAGACAATTTCAAAGTCTACAGTGGCGTTACCGCCGCTTGTGACAGCGGTATCGACCTGAATGACGACGTAGAGCGGGTAACCTGTACCCACGTCTCTTACTGCATCACCCAGATCAATTTGGTCACCGACTAACTGACGACCTGTGCCAGAGGTGCCGAGTGCAAGTGCATCGGCAATTTCCGTTCTTTCATCTAAAATCATGTGTAACTCCTATCAAATAATCTAATTAAGAAACTGCCGCTTCGTTAGCTGCCAATGTGTCAACACGTTTCACTGGAATGCCGTCAAACATCGTGACTGACTTTCCGGCTACTTGATCCATCGTGAGTGTTGAGCTAGCAACTTTGTTCATGACCTGGCGACGTAAGAATGATTTAACTTTTCTACTGACGTAGAAAACTGGCTTACCGAGTGTCAAACTAGGTAGCTGCTCAATGGCTTGAGTCATTAAATCAATCAAGTCTGCACCAGACGCTGCGTTCTTAGTTAGATCAGATAAATCAACATTTGGTATGCGTACCACGTAGCGCCAATCGCGCACGGTCAATCCGCAATCCCATCGGTAGTGTGTTCGATAGGCTTCCATACGCCCGTTCGATCCGTCGATATTCTCAACAGTCACATTCCCTTTGTCTTCCATGTACATTCCACCTACAGAACCTTTTGGATAAATACCGTGACATGTATTTGGGCCCCAGGCGATCAGCCAAATGGAGTTGTTATCACTGCCTGAACCACCAGCTGAGAAAATGTTTTCTCCATTTGCAGCACTTGTGCTGTTAAAACGAGGTGCAAACCCGGTAAATGCCTCTGGCTCGGTGCCTTCGTTGCCGTAGAACAGTGTTGACGCAAATTCTTGGTTCATGCCCTCGATATGTGCTCTGTCTTCTGACAAACGAAACGCTGCCGAGTTACCGTTTAAGTCTGCTAACGCCTTATCCACTTCCGCATAGGCTTCTAACATTCCGGTACTGTCGGTAATCTGCGCAGTTGTACTCTTGGTGGGTTGAACGCCGCCGTACAATTTACGCCAAGTTGGTGTAGGTAGTCCGGTACGGATTGTTGTTCGATGACCTGTTGGCAAGTTACCTTCCTGCCAGGCCATGTCCTCAAGAACTTCATTTGTTTGTGTGAGGATTTCTGCGATCGCGTCGATTTTTCCGTCGGGATCGAGTCGCTTAGTGACATCCAACAAGGTTGGATTGATTGTGCTTAAAGCTGCCATGTCTTACCTTTCAAATTAATTTTGATTTGGAAATAGTCGTTTTGCTGTATCCATCTCCGCGCCTCGCGCGGGAACACCTGGAACGACACCATCTTCATTCAATGTTTGCCCGACCTTCCACAACATCCGAATCACTTCAGGATGATTGCCAAGCCCGGTTTCGTTTAACAAGCCGCGTAAGTTATCTGAACCGTATGTGTCGAGTGCTCGTTTTGCAGTGGCGACGTTTTGATTGAGTTGTTCTCCACCAAATTCGCTGTCTGCGGTACTCGCCTCTGCCCACGTTGTTTTTGCCGTCTCGATTTGCGTTTCATAACTACTACGCATCGAGGGCATAACTCTGTCCAACATCGCTTGCGCTGCATCTTGTGAAAGATTGAGTTCCTTTGCAGCCGCCTTGAATTCAGCCATCACCGTCTCACCTAATTCGGTGCCTTCTGGTGCTGTAAATTCCGCGTACTCTTCTGGCGCGCCTTCTTTCACATCATTTGCTTGTTTCTCTTCTGTCGACTTGGCCTCCGGCTCAGATGTTGCAACATCTGTGTCGGGCGCTGCTGCGTCCAAAAGAGTGCTCGACTCTTGGGCGTCACCTTGATTGGTTTCTGCTGGTGCTTCCTCGGTCTGATTTACTACTGTTTCGTCCATGATCTTTTGCTTCCTTTAACATGGTTGGATACAACTCAGGACAGAGCGAATGAATCTGGCCCAAAAGTTTTAAACCCTCATTTCTGTTTCCTTCGCTAAATGCCATTTGCATTGCGTTGGTATTGAATGACAGTCGAAATACTCCGGCTCGATCTAAAAGACGCCACGCAATGCGGCGACCCTTCGCTGATGACATAAGCCACTTGGTGTCACTATCTTCGAGTTCCTGGGCAAGTCGTGTAGACAGTTCATCATCTTCCGCCTCGCGCTCTTGCCCACGAATGTCAAAGGGGTCGTGCTCACTCATACGTATGTTTTAAACGTAAAACGTAAAACAGGTGGACACTTAGACACCCGTGTAACCCATCAAGTTATCCATGATGTCGGTACCTGCGGTCGACTGACCGCCACGCGTCGGTACACCTGCTAATTTTTGTGCCGTGTCAGCACCTTGATTCATCATTTCTGCTTGTGCTGCGGCTTGCTGTTGTTCGGCACGCGCTTCGCGCACACGTGCTACTTGTGTGTTTGAGGTAATCAAATTCGGATCAACGCCTAACATATCGCTATACGCATCGGCCCACTCATCGGTATCAAATTTATCCAAGACGTCAGGCTTCATCTGCGCGATCATGCCAAGACTCCCGACAAATCGGTCGACTGAATTGGTACCCACAGCTTTTTGCGCTTGAGATAGCATTGATACAAACTCAACATTCAGTTCTTGCTCGTTAAGCTCTGGTGGTGGCGGCGGCACAATACCCGATTTAATCATTTGATTAAACGTAATGTCGATGAGCGGATCGAGTAACTCGTTATGCAGCCGCTCGAGCACAGGGCCGAGCATTAAAAGTTTTTCCTCATGACGTTCAGCTACTTCAGTTGCTGTTATGCGGCCCGTGTCGTCGTCTTTCAGCAT